ATATAATATGTATAATAAATATTTAAACAATAAAATTTATGGAAAAAATTTATTTAACCGCTGAAGAAATAGAACAAATCTCTAATATTCAAAAAGCAGGATCTGCTTTAATAAATCAATATGGGGAAATTGAATATAGAATTCAACTATTAAATAATCAAAAAACCGAATTAAACCAAAATTTAGCCGAATTAAAACTAGAAGAAACAAAGTTTGCCCAAGCTATTGAGGATAAGTATGGTAAAGGTTCTGTTAATATAGAAACAGGAGAATTTACTAAAATTTAGACTTTTAATAAGTTCTCTGATATGTATAATAAAATTTAACCCACATACCCCATGCCAGAGACTTTAATTTCCCCAGGCGTTTTAGCAAGAGAAAACGACCAATCACAAATAACTGCTGGTCCTGTAACTGTAGGAGCCGCGATTATAGGCCCTACTGTTAAAGGTCCTGTTGAAATACCTACTCTTGTAACTTCATATTCTGATTATCAAAATAAATTTGGTACTACATTTGTAAGTGGTAACCAAGCTTATACTTATTTTACATCAATTGCTGCTTATAATTACTTTAATAATGGTGGTACATCATTATTAGTAGCAAGAGTAGTAAGTGGTTCGTACACCGCAGCTACAAGTACAGCAATTAGTGGTGGTGCTCAATTAACTACTCAACCTACTATTGTATTAGAAACTTTATCTAAGGGTGCTATTATGAATAGCAGTGGATCTGAAGCATCAGGATCATTAATTAGTGGCTCTATAGATAATCTAAGATGGCAAATCCTAAACCCAAATACAAGCTCAGGTACATTTGATTTATTAATCAGAAGAGGAGACGATACATCTATAACTAATCCTATAGTATTAGAAACATGGTCTGGATTATCATTAGACCCTCTTTCTTCAAATTATATATCTAGAGTAATAGGAGACCAAACTTTTAACTATAATTCTTCAGGAACTAGCTATTATTTAGAAACAACAGGATCCTTTCCTAATGCATCTAGATATGTTAGAGTGAGAGCAGTTAATAATCCTACTCCAAATTATTTTGATAATAATGGAATAGCAAAAGCACAATTTACTGCTTCTATTCCACTAGCGGCTAGTGGTTCATTTGCTGGATCTGTAGGAAGTATTGCTACAAGCTCTAATTTTTATGAAAATATATCTAGTTCTAATACTCAAGGCCTAACTGGGAGTGATTATACTGATATGATTAACTTATTATCTAATCAAGATGATTATAAATTTAATGTATTATTAACTCCTGGTTTATATAATGCTGATTATACTTCTCAAGTAACAAGTATTATATCTAATACTCAAAATAGAGGAGATTATATCTATGTGCTTGATTTAGTTAGATATAATCAAACTACAACCGCCACAATAACTCAAGCAGCTTCTAGAAATACTTCATATGCTGCTTCATATTGGCCTTGGGTTCAAACAGTAGATCCTGATTTAGGACAAAATGTTTGGGTCCCTGCCTCAACTATGATTGGTAGTGTATATGCCTATAACGATAGTGTCAGTGAACCTTGGTTTGCACCCGCAGGTATTAATAGAGGTGGTCTAGGTAATGTAATTAGAGCAGAACGCAAATTATCTCAAACAGACCGAGATATATTATACTCAGCTAAAGTAAATCCAATCGCAACATTCCCTGGAACAGGTGTTGTAGTATACGGACAAAAAACATTACAAACCAAAGCATCTGCTCTTGATCGTGTAAATGTTCGTAGATTGTTAATTGCTCTCAAGTCTTATATTTCTCAAGTATCCTTAAATTTAGTATTTGAACAAAACACAATTGCAACAAGAAATCAATTCTTAAGTCAAGTTAACCCATATCTAGAATCAGTACAACAACGTCAAGGTTTATACGCGTTTAAAGTAGTAATGGATGACACAAATAATACACCTGATGTAGTAGATAGAAATATGTTAATGGGTGCTATTTATCTACAACCAACCAAAACCGCTGAATTTATTTACCTCGATTTCAATATTACCCCAACAGGTGCTACATTCCCTGCGTAAATTTTTAAAAACGGAATATTTATAATAAAATAAAATAACATGGCAGTATTAAACCCTAACGAAATATTTTTCACATCCTTTGAACCTAAGGTTCAAAACCGCTTTTTAATGTATATAGACGGTATTCCTGCCTATATTATAAAAGCCGTAAACGGCGTTAACTTTGAACAAGGTGAACTAGTATTAAACCACATTAATGTTTATCGTAAGATTAAAGGAAAACTTAAGTGGGGTGATATTCAAATGACCTTATTTGATCCTATTACCCCATCAGGAGCACAAGCTGTAATGGAATGGGTACGTTTACACCACGAATCAGTGACAGGTAGAGATGGATATTCTGATTTTTATAAAAAAGATTTAACATTAGACATTATAGGACCTGTAGGTGATATTGTGTCGGAATGGATTATTAAAGGAGCATTTATTAAAAGTGCTAATTTTGGTGATTATAACTTTGATAACGATACCTCAGTTCAAAATATTACTTTAACAGTAGGAATGGATTACTGTGTATTGAACTTCTAAAAAACGCTTACATATTTTTCAAGAAGAGCTTGGCAACCCCAAGCTCTTTTTTTATATTATATGCCTATTATAGGGAAAGTTCTTTAACATATTCAATAATTTAAATTAAAAAAAATATGACAACATTTTATTTTGTATTAGGTATGGTTGTAGTCTTGGTAGTAGCCGAGGTTATAGCCGCATTTATTGTAATTAAAACAATAAATTCATTAAAAGAACAAGCAAGAGGATGCGACACCCAGTTTACTGATGTTTATCGTAGGGTGGATGACGTGCATCGAGACACAGATCAACAATTCCAAGAAGTTTATCGACAACTCGATTCTCGATTAGATAAACTAGAAGCTAGATTAAAAGGAACCCAAGGTTCAAAACAAGTTATAAAAGGATAAAGAATCCAATTAAAGAACTTTCCCCTATAATATTTATAATCACACAAGTTATTTAAATAAAAATTATGACAGACGAAAAACCTAGTTTCCCTACTGAAATAGTTGAATTACCCTCTAAAGGATTAATATATCCTAAAGATAATCCTTTATCAAGTGGTAAAATTGAAATGAAGTATATGACCGCCAAAGAAGAAGATATTCTTACTAATCAATCATATATTCAAGATGGTACTGTATTAGATAAATTATTACAATCTCTTATTATATCCAAAATTAACTATAATGATCTAATTGTAGGAGATAAAAATGCACTACTTGTAGCTTCTCGTATTTTAGGATATGGTAGTGAATATACCTTTAATTATAGGGGCAAAGAATATACAATAGATTTATCTACCCTAGACAATAAATCTTTTGATGAATCACTAATTACCCCAGGTGAAAATGAATTTAATTATACATTGCCAAGCTCAGGAACAAAATTAACATTTAAAATATTAACTTCAGCCGATGATAAAAAAATTGATGCTGAAATTAAAGGTATTAAAAAAGTTAATAAAAATGCTTCTCCTGAACTTACTACTAGGTTAAAATATTTAATTACCTCTGTTAATGGTGATAGAGAGACAAAAACTATTAGAGATTTTGTAGATAATTATTTACTAGCTCGTGATTCTAGGGCATTAAGAGAATATATTAAACAAATTCAACCTGATATTAATTTAAATTTTACAGATGATAGCGGTGAGGAGGTCGCTATCCCAATTAATCTTAGCTTTTTTTGGCCTGACACCTGAAATAGCTCCTCAAGCTAGAATAAATTTATTTTCTCAAATCCATGAAATAATATTTCACGGGAAGGGAGGATATGATTATCATACCATATATAATATGCCCATATGGTTACGTAAATTTACATTCCATAAAATAGAAAAATGGTATAGTGATGAAAGTGATGCTGTAAATAAAGCAAATCAAGGCAATTCAACTCAAGTTGTAAGCACAGACGGAAAAGTTAATGTCCCTGAATTTGCGGCTGCTAGTAAACAATATAAACCTACTTATAGTACAAAAGCATTACGAAAGTGATGCTTTTCTATATTTATAATAAACATAATATTTAAGTATAAATGGCCGCTCCTACTCCTACTTTACAAGATTTACAAAATGCTATTAGTAAATTAAATTTACTTACTGGACAAAATTATGATAATTTATTAAATGGGGTAGCAAATGACGCACAAAAAATATCTCAAAATCTTAAATTAGTTAACGACCAAATACAACAAATCGCAGGTGATACTAATTATTTAGATCAATCCTTTGAAAAAATAGTAAAAACAATGCAATCTATGTTACCTATCTTGGCATTACATAGATCGGCAATAAAACCTTTAGAAAATCAAGCTGAAAATTTATTAAGAATAAAAAGGGGAGAACAAGATTTTAATTATAAAAATTATTTAATATTTAAAGATCAAAATAAACAATCTATTGATCGTTTAAATGAAGAAATAAAAAGAACACAAATACAAAAAAACCAAGGATTAATTAGTGACCAACAAGCTGACAATAGAAAAAAGGAATTAGAAGATCAAATTCAAGATGCCAAATATATAAATGGAGAATATGAAGAAGCTTTAATATTAAATAATAAAATAAATAAAGAATTAGGGATTCGTGCTATAACTGTTAAAGCACTAGATTCTTTAATTAAAGATATGGGACTTCCGGATTTAGGTTTTGAGGATGCTTGGAAAGAAACCCAAAGATTAGCACAAGAAGCCGAATCAGCAGGTGAAGAATTTAATGCTATAAAAACTTTTACAAGTATAATATCTACAAATTTAACAGCATCTCTTAACCCCATAGGACTTTTACAAAACGCAGCCCAAAAATTATATGAAGCCACTAAAGCCGCCGATAAATCTACAAGTGAACTCGCTAAATCATTTGGTATATCATATGCCGAAGCCGCATCTTTACGCAATGAATTAAACACTATAGCCAATTTAAGTACTGATATAAATGTAAATACTGCATCATTACAAAAAGCACTTATAGAACTTAATAAACAATTTGGTACTTCTACCATGCTAAATGGCGAGCTATTAAAAGATTACACCAGATTAACTGAAGTAGCAGGATACACAGCAGAAGCCGCAGCCAGTTTATCAAAAATAACAGTAGCAACAGGTACCGATTTATCAAAAAATACTTCTGAAATATTAGGACAAGCAGTAGCATTTAATGCTGTAAACGGCTTGGCATTAAATGAAAAAGAAATTGTAGAAGCAGTAGCTAAAACATCTGCTGCTACTACTTTATCATTAGGTATGCAATCTGGTAAAATTGCTGAGGCAAATTTGCAAGCTAAAGCATTAGGTACTACTTTAGAAAAAGTAGAACAAATTGCAAGTTCACTATTACAATTTGAATCGTCTATAGAAGCTGAACTTTCTGCAGAATTATTAGTTGGTAAAGATTTATATTTAGAAAGAGCTAGATTATTAGCTTTAAATAATGATTTAGCAGGAGTTGCTGAAGAAATAGCTAAACAAATAGGAACCGCTGCTGATTTTACAAATATGAATGTTATACAGCAAGAAGCATTAGCTAAAGCTGTAGGCATGACCAGAGAGGATTTAGCAAAATCATTAATAGAAAGAGAAGCATTAGCTAAAATTGGAGAAGGAGACAAAACCGCTTTAGAAGCATACAATAGACTTAAAAAAGAAGGATTATCAGATGATCAAATAGCTTTAAAATTAGGAGATGATAAACTAGCTGCTCAGCTTAGATCACAATCTATCCAAGAACGTTTTAATAAATCAGTTGAAAAACTTCAAGAAATATTTGTTTCATTAGCTGAACCTATATTACAAATAGTATCTCCTTTTATGGATTTGGTTACTAATATATTACCTTTAATAAATGTAATTTTAACTCCTGCTCTTACTACTATTAAATACATAGGAGAAAGTATTGCAGGGTGGTTAAATATTTTTGATGGAGGGTTAGATAAACTAACAAATATGCAAAAAATAGTAGGACTTATAGGTACTCTTATTATAGGATGGAAGACATACACAATAGCTTATACCGCTTATCAAACTATAGCAGCTGCTGTAACTGCTATGACAGCAACCGGAGCAATAGCAACAGCATCTGCACTTTCTTTAGGTTTAGGTATAGCTACCGTAATAGGAGGAATTTTAATGGCTGTGGGTGCTATGAAAAACGCAAGTAAAGATGCCACTTCAAGCACTAAAACCGCAAACGACATGATCTCTCCAGGTTACGGCAAACGTACTCTTCTAGCTCCAGAAGGTGCAATAGCATTAAACGATAAAGATACAGTTATAGCCGGAACTAAACTATTTAAAGGCAATGATGTTATAAGCGCACCCCAAGGAGCAATAAATATGTCCCCTCCTATTCCTCTTCAACCCCAACTTCAACCCATTCTAGTAACAGTAAATAATTCATACGATGGAACACAATTTGAAACTGCTAGAAATATATCACGTAGACAAATTCAATAATTTACATATTTATAATAAATTTAAATCAATAAAATTATGGCATCAATATTAGATAAATATCAAAACGGTAATGGGACATCATTAGCATATCCCAATGTTACCCCTGGTAAACCCGCAAACCCAGGAGTTACAAAACAATCTAAGTTACACGATTCTTATTCTATAACTGGAGATAAGAAACAAGCTGTAAATACAGCTTATCAAGCCTATAACGATGGAACTGTTAATAGTTTACCACAACCCTCATCACTAGATTTAAATGGGAAAACCCCTAAAAGTGCGTACACTAATAATCTTCCTGAAAAAGGTATTGATAGAAGAGCAATAGATTTAACTCCCCCCTCCAGGTAGATAATAAATGGCTTTAATAAATTCATTTGATAAAACTAAATTACGATCCTTAAAATATGGAGGAGATAGGCCTGGGGGTGGGAATAGTAACCAACCCTATATTGAATCTAAGATCCCTAAACCTGATCAATACCCTGCTCCTAAAGTAAAATTGGTTGAGGCTGTTGAAAGATCATTTGAAGATATTAAAAGGCTAGGTAAATGGTTTTCTCAACCTTTATTAAACGGAATCCTGTTTACAGCTAAACAAAATTTATTATCTCGTACTGCTGTTCCAGCTCAAGGGGGGACTTCACAAGCCCCTAAACTATTAAATGAAGGAGTTTATACTCCTTTATCTACATTAGCACAAGCAGGTGTTGTAGCATTTGGGGGCCATTTAAATAAACAAGGATTAAATCCTTTTGATGGGGTGGGTTTACCTTATACTCCTAATTTATATTTAGATAAAGTAAAAGAATCTAATGGGGGGGCCGGAGATAAGAATAGATTATATAATTTATGGGCTACCCTAATTGATACTAAAACTTTATTAAATCCTGAAATTTTATCATATAATGGGGGCCCTGGTTCAATATTAGGTGTAGGCAAAACTAATATTAGATTTGCTGACCAAAGAACTGGGAAAAACAATGCTAAAAATATTAATGGAAAGAACACTTGGACCCCAAACCAATCAGAACAAAATAATACTGATCGTAGTCGAAAATTTTTAGATATATTACTAAGTAAAGCTACAGGGGTTACAGAAAAATATTATCAAAGTACTAATAAATCTATAAATTTTTTAACTTTAGATCCTAAACCTACAGATGGTAATTTTGTTTACCAATCCGGTTCTTTTGCGTCTAAACCTAATTCTAGCCCTCAAAACACCCATACTTTTAACCAAACCCAAATAATATCCCAATCTGCCCAATCTAAAACTAGTTTTGGTTCTCCAAGTTTACAAGATTTTAGAACAGATTTATTAAAACAAGATAGGGAAGGGTATATAATGTCGGCAGCACCTGACTATGCTACAAAAAATATAGATTCATCAAACTATATTAGTATGGATTCTGCTGGAAAAAGGGGAAATAAAAAAAGTTATACAAAAGGAAAAAACAATGATATTAAAAATGTAATAGATAAAATTACATCATTAGGAGTGCAACAAGGACAATATCAACCTGATTTATGTAGTTTTCGTATAGATTTTTTAAACACAGGAAGAGATAACAAAGGCTTTGTAACCAAATTTATTCAATTTAGAGCATACCTAGATAATATATCAGATAGCTACGATCCTAATTGGAACTCATTCAAATACCCAGGTAGAGCTGATAGTTTTTACACATATGAAGGGTTTGATCGTAAACTTACTTTAGGGTGGAGTATAGTAGCATTATCTAAAGGAGAACTAGAACCTATGTATGAAAAATTAAATTATTTAGCTAGTGCAACTACCGCTGAATACTCGCAATATGGATACATGAAAGGAGTATTAACTCAATTAACAATAGGAAATTACATTAAAGAACTTCCAGGCTTTATTAATAGTTTAACTTATGATATATCTACTGATACTACTTGGGAAATTGGTATAAACGATGCTGGGGGTTTTGGGGGGAAGCAATTGCCCCATGTAATTAAAGTAGCTATGGGTTATACTCCTATTCCAAACCAATTAGCAAGATTTGAAGTAGACCCAACTTCTACTCCTAGATTTGTTAATATGTAATAATATGAATCGTTATCAAAATACTCCTATTTTAAAAACCGATACAGGTAAGCAATACTATGCGAGTACTCGTTATCCTGAAATTCCTAGAACCGAAAACGATATTTATGTTTTTACAACAGAGGGAGATAGATTTGATACTTTATCACAACAATATTATAGAGATTCTAGTTTATGGTGGGTAATATCAATAGCAAATCCAGATTTAAATTTTAATACTTTATTTATACCTGTAGGAACCCAATTAAGGATCCCCACAAATATAAGTGAAATCTTATTTAATTATGAAACAATAAATTCATTATAAGTTATGGCTAATGTAGTTGGAGAACATTTTTTTAAATATACTGATAATCAAGTAAAACAACGCCAAAAAATATATGCTAAAAGAGATAGAGATTCTAATGACTTAGCATATATGAATGGAAAAACAGCCTGGTTAAAACTAGTATCTTCTATTGATATAGATCAAGATAAATCTATAGAATTAGGATTAAATGGAAATCTTACTCAAGAAAAATTAGCTAGAAATTTAGTTTTATTTGGGGGAACCACAGGACACTTTGGCCTTAGTCAAGAAACAGCAGACGAATTAGGCATTGATACTAAATTACTTCTCACCAGATCAGGAATATCTGATAATAATTCTATTTTTAATTTTACTAACGCATACGGGCTAGGAGGAGATGATTTTGGGAAACGCCCTATGCCCGGTGTTATATCTGCTCAAGTTAAACCTAAAAATCGTGGATCATTACGAGAAGCTACAGTTCAAATAAAAGCTTATAATAAAGGACAATTAGATTTATTAGATGCTATTTATTTAAGAATAGGTTATACTATGTTATTAGAATGGGGATGGTCAAATTATTATGATAATTCAGGGAATTATCAATCTAATCCCAGTAACACATTAGCTTGGGAGTTTTTAGAGTATAATGGTCCTAAACCTAAAACTACAGATATCAATTATAATGATCCTAGTAATAAATCCTATAGGGTATATGGAACGGGTAGTGCTTATTGGGATTTTTTAGAAAAAATAGAAAAAAAACGTGGTTTCTCAAATGGTAACTATGATGCTATGTTAGCTAAAGTAGCTAATTTTTCATGGGAATTTGGAAATGACGGAACATATGATGTAACTTTAAAATTAATATCTGTAGGTGATGTAATTGAATCTCTTAAAATAAACATTTTTTCTCCTAGAATATTTAATAGTGTAACTAATACTAATAATAATTATTGGCCTAATAAATACTATAAACACGATATAGGAAAACATTTATGGGGTAAACTTAATACTAATACTGTTTCTCAACTTGAATCATCAGTAATGATGGGGGGATTAGGTGCGGGGGGCACTAATACTACAGTAGTTACCAAAACTAAATTTAATATACCTTTAGTATGGGCCCCTGCTAATGGGATTATTAATGATATAGTTACAGATAATCATGATGTAGCTGATATAAAACCATATGGAGTAGAAGGTCCAATATCAGTAGGTAATAAATCAAATTTTTATTATCGTTTTGGAGCTTTCCTTAAATATATGGAAGATGAATTACTTTTATATGATGAATCCGGAAGACCTATCATAACAATAGATTATGATACTAACACTAATTTAATATTTAGAACTCCTAATCAAATATCTACATTTCCTAACAAGTGTATTGTAGGTGGGGTTCAATACGGCACTAATGATAAAAATAAAGATGCAATTTTATTTCCGGGTTGTGCCCCCTATCCTGCATCTTCCATCTATGCAGATATAAATTATGCTGGATTATTAATGAATATATATATTAATTTTGATTTTATACTAGAAACTATAGAAACTAGTACAGATCAAGAAACAGGTGATTTAAGTATATTTACTTTTTTAAAAAATATATGTGATGGGATAAATAATTCTTTGGGCGATTATAATAAAATAGAACCTGTATTAGATGAAGATAGACTTTATTTTATAGATCAAACACCACTTCCTGAAGCTGAAAAATTAAGAGGTTTAATTAGAAATTATGGTAAAGCTTTTGATTTATATGCCCCCCAACCAACTTATTTTAACCCTTATGGTATAGGTCCTAAGGGTGGTAGTTTAGGGACTTTTGTAAAAAAGTTTAGCATTAAAACTGAATTAACTAATGATTTTGCTACTATAGTAACTGTAGGGGCCCAAGCAAATGGGAATGTTGTAGGAGAAGATGCTACTTTATTATCTAAATGGAATAAAGGTTTAACAGACAGAATTATACCTGTAAAAACTGATTTTTATAAATCTAATATTTCGGGTTCACGCAAATTGGACGAAACCGATTTTGAAAGTATAAAAAAGCAATATTTAATAATAGTAAACGATTATTTAGATGGAACTATAAGAACCCAAGGAGATGATAATAGTTACGAATCTGATAAAAAAGTAATGAAAACTTTTATTGATTATATAAACCAACAAAACACCCAAGCTTCGGGTTCTATAACTACAGGTCTAGGATTTATTCCACTTAATTTAAATTTAACATGCGAAGGTATATCAGGCCCAAAAATATATCAACAATTTTCTATAGATACAAACTTTTTACCTAAAAAGTATCCTGATGTGCTAAGGTTTTTAATTAGAGGTATAACCCATAATATACAAAATAATATATGGGAAACTACTTTTGATAGTTTATCCATCCCAGAACAGGTGGAAGCATATGGACAACCTGTAGAAGTTAGAACTGTTATAACTCAACGAGGTAAAGATATAAGGGGTAAACTAGGATCTAATGAAAGCTATTTATATTATTTTATGTTTGCTGCTTATCTTAGAGGGATAACTAAAAATTTTAATTTACTTTCAAATAATCCTTTAAATAAAGCAAAATTTAATATACAAAAAAGTGCTTATATATCTAGTTTAAGTAGATTACGTGAATCCGGTTTATTACCTTCTAAAGATATCTTTGGGGGAACCGGATTAGGGCCTATAGCTACTGCTGCTATAATGGGTAATATAACCCAAGAATCTAATTTTAATTGGGGTATTACAAATTCAATAGGAGCAACTGGTCTAGTTCAATGGCTAGGCTCTAGAAAACAAGCTATATCAACAAAATACCCAGATTTTCAAACAAACCCTTTAAATCAAATAGCTTTTATATTTAACGAATTAAATGGCGAAGTTACAGACTATCGAAGTGATAAATTGGCATTAACACAATTAAAACCTTTAGAAGATAAAGCACTTCCCTACATACAAAAACTAGTTTCAGGCGAAGACAAAACATACACGTCAGCAGATATTCCTTCGGATTTATATAATATTATATTAAATGCAACTAAAATAATATTTGATTCTTATGAAATACCAGGTGATGACACTTTACCATATAGACAACAATACGCTTTAGAAGCCTTTTTAAATTTAATAGGAAGAAAAGCTGTTATATTTGAAAATCCTAACATCCTAGGTCAAATCCCTAAAGATAATACTACTAATCCTATAAAACCCCAAATAGATCCTCTTACAGGCAATCCATTCCCAAACCAATCTAACACCTACTTAGATCCAGTATCTAAAATTGCATATAGTGATAAATTAGAAGACATAATAAAAATAGGAAATTTGGTATTAGCTGGTGGGAGAAAGAGGGGGGCATCAGGTACATTTTAAATAAAAAATATGCCTAAATACTATCCAAAATCTCAAATAACAACCAATTTATACACAAATGGGGGGGAATACATAATATTTTCTACAGGAGAACCATATATTGGATTCTATTATAAACTTTCTACTGGCCAAACCTTTAGTGGAAAAACACCGGAAGATGCTTTTGTTGTTCCTATCATTAAATCTTCCCCAACCCCTACCCCCTTAAAATCTAACATTCAAATTAGTAATATTGTCCCTTCAGAGTATACGGATATTCGTTCTTTAACTAAAGAATCATACCTTTTACCTGTTTATAACCCAACTCTTCCTACAGAATCAGATTATAAATTAGGTAAATTTACAAGATACTTTTGTAAAAAATCAAATGAATTAATTTACATTGAAATTGATAAAGATACATATACTAATCTAATTAAACAAAATTCAGAATATTTATGGCAATTATATATCCCATTTGAAATTCCCTGGCGATTAACAGGGAATAATCAACAAGTATACGACACTAATAAAAATGTTACAGAATTAATTTCTCAACGACTTCAATTATTTAGATTTGGAGATTACCTAAAACATGATTATCTTAAGTACTATCAATAAAGTTATACTTAAGTGTTTTGGCTAATAGAAAATAAACAACAACTAGAGCAATTTAGCAATAGGAATTTAGACGAAATATTCGTTGAGATAATACCCTACTCGCCATTCACTCACCCTGCTCAAAATTCAATTTGTTGTATTTACATTCGTCCTATAAATCACCATAAAGGATTTTTAATACCTATCTTCCACACCGAAGTAGAAGAACAATTATTTGAAGATAAAGTATTCCTGCTAATAAAAAACGCAAAGAAAATATATGTAAAAGATAAAAAGGAATTTTTACATTACTTTCCATTAAAGCAGGCGTATGACATCACACTCCACAATCCTACGTATATACAATTCACGCCCGCCCACGAATTTCTATACCAAAAATACCCA